AAGGAAGAAAATATGTGAAACTTGGAGCCGCATTAGAAACTATCGGGTGCGGCGGGTGACTTAATTTAGCGAAATTTTTTGATAAATTCAAAGTGGGGGATTGACAAGAGTTTTCTGTTGTGATATATTCTACTTGTTGGTGCCATTTCGCTAAATTACCTACGGTTTAGCGAAATAAAAAAATGAATTTTGCACTCACACGAGTTATATCGTGTGGGTGCCTTTTTTATTTCGCTACAACTTGGATTTAGCGAAATCGCTTATCCACAAGCCAAAAAAATTTTGCTTGGAGGTATTGCAAATGAAAATGACCATTATCAGCGTAGTCCCGACCGACATGGAAGTGAGTGCGGGCAAGTTCCTGAATGAGGTTTACTGCAAGGACGAAAACGGCCGAGTTGGCCTGATGTACTCCGCTAAAAGCTATAAACCTGGTGATGCTGCCGATGTCGTTCTAACGCTCAAGGACGGCAAATTCAAGGCAAAGCTGGCTTGATGCAATGGCCGCTGTGCAGGCTGCTGGGCTTCAGCCCCAGCCGCACGGCGGCACGCACGCTGGGCTATGTCTTAGCGTGCGTGTACCGTGTTCCAAAATCAAATAAAGAAGTTCCAAAATCAAATAAAGAAGTGGGTAAAAGAAAATGGCAAAGGACGGAATAAAGGATAGAAAATTTCAAGGGGTTCTTTATCCGGATAGTGAAAGCTATTGCTGTGATGATGTTCTAAATGTTCTGAAAAGCACTTTTCCCGAATTTGCGTATATTCTGCACGATAAAGATACTGATGAGAATGGGGAATTGAAAAAGTCCCATATTCATTGGGTGGGACGGTTGAAAGCAGCCCGTTATCTTTCGGCGCTGGCTGATGATCTCGGTATAGCGGAAAACATGATAGAACGCTGCCGTAGCTTTGATGCCTTTATCCGGTATCTAATTCATGCCGATGACCCCGATAAATTTCACTATCCATTAGAAGCAGTTATTTCTACATTCCCGATTAACAAGTTTTTTCGTGATGATGAGGAAATACAGGCGGGACGGCTTGCGGACTATATCATAGATGCTCGTTGTAGCTCGATGAGTAATGCGGTTCGTTGGGCACTGAAAAATGGCTGTTGGACTACGCTTCGCCGTGCCGGTAGTATATGGTCGGCGGTGATCTCTGAAAATCGTGTGTTGAATATGTGCGAGAGTGACCAAAGGCATTTAACCCCGGGGGAAGTGCAGCGAAGCGTTTTCTATGACCCGATTGAACAGAAAGCCGTTTTTGAGCCGGAAAGAATGATAGGGGAGAACATTTCCTTTGAAGATATGGCTCGTTTAGATGCAGTTTTGGAGGGCAGTAAAGATGAAAGTAAGTGATTTAATGTATTGCTATGGTGCGGGCGTTTCGTACCATATTTATCAAAAGCCGTATATGACCAAGCTGATAGATTGCGGTGTGACTACCTTTAATGCTTTGCTTGATCAGCCGACGATGCTTGACCGTGAGGTCATTTGCCATATTCCTAAAAGCGGGGAATTGGTAATTATCATTTAGTTTGATACTTCTGGCCGGAGTTCAAATAAAATCAAATTCAAAGAAAGGTTAAAAAGGTGTTTTTATGGAAGCCATTATTAAGGCAATGTCCGATGCGTTCACCTTGGTTGGTACTGTAATTACCAACATCACTGGTCAGCCTGTGCTGCTGTTCTTCCTCGCCGCCAGCCTTATCCCTGTCGGTATTCGGATTTTCCGCAGTCTCAAGCGGGCTGCGAAGTAAGGAGGTTTAGCTAATGGATACTCCTACTGTTACTGTAATGCAGACTGTAATTGCTGCAATGGGTGATGTCTTTACCCTCGTTGGTACTGTCATTACCAAGATCACGGAGCAGCCGGTGTTGCTGTTCCTGCTGGCTGCCGGTCTTATCCCTGTTGGTATTCGTATCTTCAAGGGTTTGAAGAGAGCAGCGAAGTGACCCGAAAGGGGCGGGGTAAATCCTCGCCCTTTTTCTATTGAAAAGATATGGGAGGTTACAAATGAAAAAAATACTTGCCGTTTTGATAGCGGCTTTGATGATATGTTTGTCTGTGGTTCCGGCGATGGCTGCCGGTGTCGCTTCCGGCGGTCTTGACCCTTTGGGTCTTGTTCAATATGCAATTAAAACTTTTGGTGAGGCAAGTTCACGTATTCATGAAGCCTATGCCGATACTATTCAAAAGGCGATGGACTATCGAAAATATTACAATGAGCAGGGGCTTGCAAAGGCTTATGATAAGATGCAGGTTTCCATGAGGAATACTGGCACACCGTCTTATAAATCCGTGCTGAATACCACCAATAACACTTTCTACGATATGAGCCGGGACTATACATACACCTATAATACGGCTTATTACAATAATACCTACAACAGTTATTATATCCCGGTGACATATAACGATGTTGATTATAACTACTTCATCACCTATGCGCCGACCTACACTAATATTACCTATATTGTGGATGGCTGCAATGACCCCTCGCAGGCCGTGAGCAATAACTACTACTTCCAGCTTCCTGACGGTCGCAATAGTTATAACCTAACTGCTGATGATGTGTTTGGTATTCCGCTTTCCGGTGAGGTTATCAACTATGATGCTGTCCCGGAGAATGATAACTGTGTTGCGTTGTACCATTTTGATGGGAATATAGTTGATGTTTCCGGTAATGGTAATACTGCTAAATTCGCTGATGGTACTGTCCCGCAGTATATCTCGTCTAGTAGTTTTGGAAAGCACTTGATGTTGACTAATCGTGGACGGTTTAGTTTGACTTTGCCGGAAGCGTTGGAAGCGCCTTATACTATAGAATTTCGAGTGAATTATGGTCAATATCAATCCTTTTTCCCGATATCAAGTGAGTTAAAAAATTCTGCTGTGAGTGATTATTATATTCAGGACCGTCGGGTAACTCATTCGGGTCCATCAAGTTTATATCTTAATAATGAGGTTTTTATAAAAGCGTTAAAGCAATATTTGGTTTTTCATAATTACTATGGCTTTTATTTTAGTGGTTTAGATGAAGGAGCTAGAAAAAATCGTTTCGGGTATTATTGGGAAACTGGTGGATTATATTTCTATGATTTTCCGTCTGTAACTAACTATTATGCAAAAGATAAATCCGGTAACTTCGTTACTATATCGACTTCGTTGCTATCGTCTAATTATGATACCTGTTTTACTGAAACGCAAAATAAGTATTCCGCTGAAAAGCTAACGGGTCAATCTTTTAATTATGGGTCTTGCAGTTCTAACTCTTCAATTCCTATTCCTCTCGGGCAGTGGGTTAATATGGCTATTGTAAATGATGGAAGCACTGTAAAATACTATATGAATGGTGTGGAGTTCACGCCTCCATCAAATTGGGTAGAGTCAACTGGTAGTGTGGATTATCTTTCTTTTTATGGTTCTCCTGGGTTTACTTACTCCTACTATGATGAACTCCGTATTTCCAAAGGCGCTCTTTATACTTCTAACTATACTCCTGCATCTGCTCCGTTTGATATCCCAATGGCATTAGTACTGCCCAGCGAGAAAACAGAGGGCGCTATTGCTGTAAAGTCTGCGGTCGCTGTAAATAATGTCCGTCTTGGTGGTGTCCGTCCCTCTTATCCTGTGCAGGGTGATGTATATATTTCTCTTGATGCAGATAAAAAGGTGACAAGCTGCCAGCAGTATCAAAGCGGCACTTGGACGGAGTGCCAAGGTTCCGTTTGCAAGGATAATAATTGGGTTGAGCTTACCGGGTATAGTTTTGCAGGTCAGGTGGTCAATGAGGACGATTTTGCCGAAGTTATTGACAAAAAGGAAGACCCCGCAGCCGGTACCGATGCAAACCCCGAAGCCGAAGCGACCAGCTTTACCGTACATTACTACAAAGAGGGCACAACCGATAAAGTTCGCCGGGATACCGTCTATCAAAACTTGGCGGTAGGTGCTGCCTTTACAGCAAGTGCTCCCACGGTAAAGGGATATAAGTCGTTGTCTACATCTGCCGAAATAACCATTACTGCCGATGGTGAGCATGTGTTTTATTATGCTGCAGATGCCGGTAGTGGGGGCGGTAGTGGGGGAGCGGATGACCCAAGTAAGCCCGGGTTCTTTGATGGGCTGCTATCTAGTGTAAAAAGTTTGGTAAATGTGATATGCGGTTTTGTGGGCGGTGTAGTGCAGTCTGTCCTTTCGGGGATTACCGGCATTATCTCTACGCTGATAGAAGCATTTAAGGCTGTGTTGAGCCTTGGCGGTCACTTTGGGGACTTCCTTGCCGCTGCGCTTGGTTTCGTCCCTCGTGAGATTATCGACCTATTGATAGCTGGTATAGCTGTTTCTATTGCATTGGCTATTGTCAAGTTTATCCGGGGGTGATGGCATGGAAGATTTTACTCGTTTCTTTGGCGTAGTCTTGGACTTTTTCAAGATGCCTATGACCGTTTACGGCTTCACATTCTCCTTTTGGGATATAGCCCTTTGGGGCTGTGTGGCCTACATTGCAATCCGAATTATAAGGGGGCTTTTAGATGGATAACGAATTGATGAACGAAGAAACAACCGAACAGGCCACCGGAGAAAACCCCAGCGGTGATGCTGCCGCAGGGGAATTAGGTGGTAATGATAATAACACCGAAGCCGGTGGGGAAGAGCAGGGGAGTGAAGCCCCTGCTGCCCCTGCCGATGGTGAGCAGCAGGAAGAACAGGCTATGACGGAGATTACCGGAACGGTGACGGTAGATAACCTGTATGAGCGTCCTATCATGTCCACACCATTTTCCCAGTACACCGTGACCGAGGGTCTTTTGCTGCTGTCCCTGCTGCTGGGATTGGTGCGGACGATGTTTAGAATTTGGAATAATTAAGGGGGGATATGATGAGCAGTATTTTTCAAACTTTATGTGATTTTTTCGGGTTGTCAGGTGTTCCTGCCGATTTTGCGGAGTTTATCCCTTGGTTTATGCAGGTGATGCTTGCTATTTGTGTTCTGTGGGGCTGTTGGCGTATGTTCCGGGCTATTGTGTGTGGTGTTACCTCCGGGGGTAGGCGCTTATGATGATAAAGGTGTGGCTGGGCTATTTGGTGCGGCTGCCGAAGTTCCTTTTCCTGTTGGTCAAGGATTTGATACCGTACATAAAAAACCGATCATGGCTCAATTTTGACGGCTGGGGGCTGCATCTGTATGTGGGCAAGTTCGGCGCCGGCAAAACCTGCACGATGGTGCGTGACGCTTATGCGCTGGCGAAACGCTATCCAAAGTTGACGATAGTGACGAATTTGCAGTTGTCAGGCTTTCCTGCGCATACGCAGGTGCTGCCGCTGCGATCTCCGCAGGATATTCTTAATGCTCCGGTAAATACACTGGTGCTGATTGATGAAATAGGCACGATTTTTAATAGTCGTGACTTCGCTGCCAGTAAACAGAGTGTGCCGAAAATCCTTTTCCAGCACCTTTGCCAGTGCCGGAAGCGGCATATGCAAATTTACGCTACTACCCAGCGGTGGAATTTCCTTGATAAGCAACTGCGGGATATAACCGATACGGTGAGAGTGACCCGCAGCCACTTGGCGCACCCATTTACCCGCATTTGTACAGTCTATACCTATGATGCGGTAGAGTATGATATGGCTTTTAGTAATCCGCAGTACCCGCTTGCCGCTATTGATGCAAGGGTGTATTGTCAGACTGATGCGGATCGTGACCGATATGATACGCAGCAGCTTATTGACAATATGCTGCAAGCGGATTATATCAGCGATGAAGAAATACTGCGTAATAGGGGAGAGCTTCAGCCGGAAGTCACTGGTGAGATTTCTAACCGCAGCAAGCGCCGGATCCGCAAAAACAAAATTGCATAACATAACCCCCAGCTTATTCGCTGGGGGTAGTTGTTTTATGGCGGTTGTTCCTTTTGAGTTTTTTAATTAGTTTGTCACCTTCGTAAAAAAGGAATACTAATACTGCGAGTTTGAGCAGGCCTACGCAAATATTGATGAATAGTTGTAATCCGGTATTCATATTCTATTGCTCCTTTCTGGCACTTTTGGCTTCTTTTAGCTTTATTGTCAAAAAGTCGATTTCCTGCCGTTGTTTAGATATAACTCTGTTACGGTCTGCAATGTCTTTTTCATAGTCAATATTTTTCTGTTTGATATCCTGCTTGCGGTCTGCGGCCTTGGCCGATTGTATACCTATAATGATGCACATGATAAATATTATGCCCAGCGCTACAAAAAATAGTACTTGATAGGTTGACCATACGCTAAACCCGATAAAACCCATAATTTTGCTCCTTTCCATCTCTCTACCCTAAATCTACCACAAACCCCACAAAAAGTAAATAGGGGAGCGCTGGCGGGCGCAGCTATCCGTCAGCGCTGTGATTGCAAAAATGCATGGCATAGCAGATTTGGCAAGGGTAAGGTGGAGATTTGCGCAGCAAATACTACCGACCTTGCCGAAGCTGATATGCTATGCAATGGTCATTATCAGATGCAAGGGAGAAAATATGTGAATATTGGTGCTGCATTAGAAACCATCGGGTGCGGCGGGTGACTTAATTTAGCGAAATTTTTTGATAAATTCAAAGTTGGGGATTGACAATAGTTTTCTGTTATGATATATTCTACTTGTGGGTGCCATTTCGCTAAATTA